GTCATGTTGTTTGGGGTCATCATCCGCGAGGGTGCAGAACGACCCGGCGCATACTCTGACGTGGCGGACATCGCGTGCTAGGACGACTCGTAACAGAGATCCGACGCAAGTTCTCGCATACGAAATTCGGGGGATCGGGTCACGTTCTGCCAGACACCTGGTGGAACTGGGAAAAGCCCACATCCGCGAACGACGTAGTAGCCGATCCATACACCGCGCTTGGTCTGTGTCCGGTCCAGCGCGCCGTTGCGGTTATTGCTGGCGATGTCGCGCGACTGCCTCTTCAGATCCAGAAGTACGAAGACGGTCGGTGGGCAGAGTGCGAAGAGTACCCCGACCTCGACGACATCCTCAACCAGCACACGAACAAGTACTTCACCAGCCACGAGTGGCGGCGGTACATGATGACCAACGCGATGGTTTGGGGGAACTCCTTCTCCCTGATCTCGCGAGTTGCCGGCGAGGTCGACGAACTGATCCCGGTGCGACCCTGGGACGTGCAGTTGCTCCCGGACCCGAATCGTGGCGGCTGGTACTACCGATCAAGTGAGTACGGGGATCTTGACCCCAAGGACGTAGTCCATTGGCGAATGCCTTCGCACCAACGCATGCTGTGGGGTGAGAGCCCCATTGTGGTCGCTCGACGTGCGATCGAACTCGGCGCCCAGCAAGAGATCGCCGGAATGCAGGCGTTCAAGATGCCAGGACTCGGCAAGATTGCGATCACCACCAAGGAGACCGTGGGCGCAGACGCAATCCGCGCGATGCAGGACGCATTCAAGTACGCCCACGGCACGGTCGAGGGAATGCTTCGTCCAATCGTGGTGCAGAACGAATCTGACGTGAAGCAGGTGGGTCAGTCGCTCACCGACCAGGACTGGATCGCTGCTCGTCGATTCACGATCAACCAGGTGTCACAGATGTACGGGGTTCCTCCTCAGTACCTGTACAACCTTGAAAACTCGACGCAGGAACAGACCAGCGAGATGTCGCGGGCTTATGTCGACACTTGCCTCGGTTCGTACCTTGCCTCGATTCAGACTGAACTCGGGTTCAAGTTGCTGCCAGGCCGTGACTCTGGCGAGCGATACCGAGTCTGGTTCGACACTGCTCCGCTGATCCGCGGCACGTTCAGCGAACAGGTCGCTGCAATCCAGACCGCAATTCAGTCGGGCATCATGACCCGAAACGAGGCACGCTCGATGATGGGCTACACGCCGATCGAGGGTGGTGACGAGATTCTAATTGGTCCCAACATGCTCCCGGTGGAGCAGAATCAGGAACAGGCTGCTGATGAAGATCGAACGCCGAATGATGCCAGCGGAAGCGCTGACGAAGACGCGAGCGGGGACGACTCGGGGGATTGAGGGTATTGCGGTTCCGTACCGCAGTCTCTCCGTCATCCTTCGTGACCGCCCGCGCGCATATCGCGAAAAGATCGAGCCTCGTGCGATGCAGATCGACGACTCGGTTTCGATGTTCATCCAGCACGATTCGAGCGGCGTGCCGCTTGCACGAACAGGCGCGGGAACTCTTCGATTTGAAGAGCAAGAGAATGGACTCGGATTTGAATGCGACTTGCCGGATTGCCGGCAGGACGTGATCGAAGCACTCGAACGAGGCGACTTCGACGGATCCGTGTCAGTGGGTTTCATCGTTGCTGAGGATGGCGACACTTGGCAACACCGTCGATCAGGTCCGAGCGTCCGCACGGTGCGGGCTGCTCGCCTGGTCGAACTCAGTTTGGTGACGAGTTCGGCATACCGAACCTCGTCCCGCCTTTACTAGGAGTCCTCCAATGGACGACGCACGGAGTCTCCGCGAGCAGCGGGACGAACTCGCGGGCAAGATGAATGACATCCTGCTCCGCAACGACAGCATCGACGACACCGAGTCGATCGAACTTCTCGAACAGGGCGAGGCACGCCTCGCCGAAATGGACACGCAGATTCGTGGTGCTGAGGCACGCGAAAAGGTGACCGCTCTCGTCAAGAAGCCGTCTTTCGGTTTCACGCCTGGTGCAGGTACTGCTTCCCGCGAGGATCGACGGTATCGGTTCGAGATGAACGGCACCGAGATCAAGATCACCGGTGGCGACCCTGATTTTCGAGCAAACCCTCTTGGTGGTGGCTCGGATGGATCGGCTGCAACGTTTGACGCCGGTACTGCGGTATCCCCGATCACTGGTGCAAGCATCCCAGTCGATCTTCTTGCGATGATGATTCGCAAGTTGCCTCGCTTGGCTGTTCTTCGGCAGTGTTTCGCCGTTCGTACCTACAGCAACGACGTTGAACTTCAGCGTGTGAACGCCCGTATTGAGATGTCTTCTGACGCGGTTCCTCCTGTTCCGGATGACCTTACCCTTGAATCTGGTCCCTACCCCGGCAAGATCGGTTCCTTCGAACGTGTGCGTGTTCGGAACTTCAAGACCTCGGCAAAGTCGAACGTCACCGAAGAATTTCTACGGGATGCGCGCGGAAACGCTGTCCAGGAAATGCTTCTTCAGCACTCCGAAGAACATGGACTCCAGTGGGATGCGTACTACTCCACTGGTGTGGGTGAGGACCTTGCCCCTGAGCCGGTGTTCCTGACTCCGACTGCTTGGGCGCTCGCCTACGACGTGGCTGCGGGTAATCCAGTCGATACAACCGCAGCCACGGCTGCACCGCATTCCGACATCAATTCGGAAACGCTTAGCATTGCAGAACTTTCCGCCGGTGGTACTGATGCTGGCACGGAACTCACCCGTGCGTTTGCGTCTATTCGCTACGACAAGATCCCGGCCCAGTATTGGAGCGGTCTTAAGTGGATCATGGGTCAGGAAACCTTTGCGGCAATCGCTGGTATCGCCGACAACAATGGTCGTCCCATCTACCAGCCGCTTCTTACTTCAACGGTTGCCAACGACAATTCGGTCGGAACCATCTTTGGTCTTCCGGTTTCTGTCAGCAACAACTTGCCTGGCAAGAGCGCGAACGCGGTTGCTGCGGTTCTGGTTCACACCGAAGATTACGGGATTTTCGACAGATCCGGATTTTCTCAACTCCTCGATCCCTATACGGATGCAGGCAAGGGTGAGGTTCGATACCTCACCCGAATGCGTTCGGACGGTCGATGGCTTCGTCCCTACGCGGCGGGCCAGTTGGTCTGGGCTACCTGATCGGGCATCTTTCTCCTTCTCCGCCTCCCCTGCCTTCGGGCAGGGGGGGTCGGAGGGGCTGGGGTCTACATGGCGCACACGCTCTCCAATCTGGGAACGCACCAGTTCCAACTCTCCGAGTTCAAGGATCACATCCGCTTGGAGATCACGGATGACGACCCCGCTGCGCAGCGATCGTTGGATGCAGCAGTCTTTGCAGTTGAGAAGTGGACCGGACGCCTCATGCGGTCGGGGACGGTTACCCAGGAGTCGGGCTACTACCGACCGCCGTTCCGTGCTGAGGTCGGGTCGCCGACGAACATCGGGACTATTACGGAAGTCGATGCTGCGGAGGAAACGACCACCGACGTGACTTCCAAGTTCTATCTGATGACCAGTGCAGGCTGGTGGTACGCGATGGTGCGTCCCGACAAGTCCTGCGAATACAGCAAGTACTACCGCTGGGAATACGCGGTCAACACGCCGGACATCGAGCAGGATCTCAAGTTGTGCGTCTTTGGACTCGCTGCAAACTTCTATGAGAACCGCGAGCAGGTCCAGCAAAACATCAATCTTTCCAAGTTGCCGATCGGCTACCGATCCTTGCTGGACAACTTCCGGGACGGTGCAATGTGAATAGTGGCGGCGCACGACATCGGATCACCGTGACGTGTAGCGCGCCTGACGCTGGCAACGTCGGACAGTCCGACTTCATCGGCGGCACGGACACCACCATCACCCGGTGGGGCCAGGTCAAGAGCATCAAGGGGAAACTCGACGACCAGGGCATGCAGCAGATGGAGGGACGACGGTTCTTCCAGATCAAGATGCGGTATGACTCGGGCATCAACTACGGCTGCCGCCTGACCTACAAGGGCCGCGAACTGGCGATCGAGCGGATCGAGGATGTCCGCGAAGTCGAGCATGAACTGGTGATCTACGCTTTCGAGGTGGACCTGTGATTAGCATGTTCATCGACGAAGCAAAGATTCAAAGCGATCTCTCGCAGATGATTCAAAAGGGCGGTTTGCACAAGCAACAAGCAACCCGCGCAAGTCAGGTATCTGCTGAGGTGGTCGACGACTACGCTCGCAAAATCTTCTCAAGCACGCCGTACACGTACGGAAGCAGCGATACCCACCTAAACGGCAACCAGGTGAGTTACATGCTCAACAAGTCCAAGAACCTCTACATCCCACGAAAGAGATGGAGAAAATGGGCTTCGAAAAAGTACTCGGTGAAGTTTGAGACAAAGAAAAACCAAAAGACGGATTTCTGGCATCGGTCAATGGTCAAGTTCCGCAACGGTGGAAGAGGCAACCCGTCGACGCTTGCTCACCTGATCGAATTCGGCGCAGAAAACAAGAAAGCACGCAGACAAAACCGCGCGTTGAACTTGAAGAAGACTGCATTTGAAGCGAAGCGAAGAAAGGCTTTGCTTGTTCTTGAGAAGGGTCTGGCAATAGCCGTCAAAAACGCCACGCATGGAACCAAGATGGGACTCATCAAGTTCAGAAAGCAGGCACTTCGATGAGCATCCCGCAGAAAGCACATACGTTTTTGACTGGTGTTGACGACATGGTTGACAACGTGTCGCCGTTCGTAAGAAACCACAATGCGGGTTTTCCTGCGGTGGTCTATTCGTTCGCTTCTGATTTGTTTCCGTCCTCGACTAACGAAGACGCTGGCCCTCGTCTTGTTCGATGGAACGCGATGGTTTTGTCTAGAACTCTTGCCGAAGCAGAAGCAATTGGGGAATCAATCGTGTCGGCAGCAAGGTCGACGCAAACCGGGGGATGTCCCCAAAGAGTGATCGGCGTCAGCCGAGAATTCGAATCTGCTTATGACGGCGAACGTCAAGGCATTTACATTCACATGACTGAAATGGAATTCTTCGCATGAGCCAACTTACAGGCGCAAGGCTAGCCGGAACTTTTGTGACTGGAGGGACCACTGGCAGTCCTCCGGTATCGACCACGATCACTTTCAAGATCACGGGATTCACTGTGAATCTTGACGAAAGACCGCAGATAGATCTGACATCTGGACCGGACACTATGGCTCACGCCGTACCAGGTCGGCGAGGACTGACGACTGCAACTGTTAACGCACGGTTTGACACAACGCAATTTGCCACTCTTGAAGCGGAACTTAGAGAATGCGCTCCTGGGACATTGACGATTAAAGCGGCAGGAACGGCTGGATGCACCGCAACCAATGTCTACACAGATGAGGCTTGGTTGACTGGTTTTTCTGTCGAAGCGTCCATGGACACCGCTGTCGATGCGACTTTGACGTTCCTCTTGAAAGTTGATGAGCCATCCTGATGTTTGAACTTAAGAAGGAAACACACATCATTCGTGGAATTGAAATCACGATCCAAGAGATTCCGTCTGGTGTTCTCGCAGACATGGACGACTCAGTTTCGGCTTTGGTCGCCGCTTCGGTCATTCCCGAAATGTCGCAAGCAGAAGTGGCTGAGTGGCCGTCGGAAGTTGTGATTCAGATTGCAAAGTTTGCCAACAACCTGAATGGATTCGACCAGGGAAACGAATGAACCCCGCCCGGATTCTTGAGCATTCGATTGCAGAGACGCTCGGGATGACGGTGGGGGAGATCAAACAGAAGATGTCGGCAAGAGAGTTCATGGATTGGGCTGACTTCCTGGCTTGGAAGAACGGCAAACAGACACCAGACGAGATATTGGGCGAGGTACGAAAATGGCAGGAACTCACAGCGTCGGCTCGCTCTTCGTCAACATCTCGGGTTCGACCAAGGGACTGACCCGCGCGCTTGGTGCTGCAAAGAAGAAGATCAGCGGGTTCGGTTCGTCCTCAATCAAAGAACAGGAAAAAGTGGTCCGCCAGGCTGCGCAACGTGCTGCTGATGCAATTCAGGACATGCGGTTGGCAGGAATGTCGGGAGATCCGAAAGCGTTGCTGCACACGCGAAAAGCGTCTGTGCAAGCAGGCCGAGGGTTCCGATCTGAGAAAGCAGAACTGACTCGGATGCAGGCTGCCAAGACTATGAGAATGACCTTCGGAATTCTTGGCGTTGGCTTGGCTGCGGTCACCGCATTGTTCAGGGAAGGATTTAAGAGGGGCGGCCAAGCGTTAGAATCGCATAAGCCTTTTGCCATGCTCGGTCCTTCAGGCGGAAGATCAATCGATGCTCAGATCGGAATGATTATGGACAAACTTGCGTTTGCCCAAAGTTCGCGAGGTTCAGAAGTAATGGCAAAGCAGTCAGAACTGCAACGAAGAGAAGAAGAACTAAATCGCCAGTGGGCAGAAATCACGATTGGAATGCGTGAAATGGTGTTTGCTGTGACAAACTTCTTCATTGGAATGAGAACTCCTGAAGAAACTCGGGTCATCTACGAGAATTCGCAGCGTCGTCAAGAGACAGGTCACGGAAAGACGGGGGTCGGCTGATGCCTACGGTTTACCTTGTTCATGCTCCATCCAATTTCAGGCAAAGCCAATCGGCGCTGTTTGGTGTTTCCGAGATAGAGGTCGCGTATCGGGTTGAGTATTGCGGAGACGACGACCCGGTTCCTGCCAACCTTTTTGGTGTCATAGAAGACATTCGAGACGCAGGGATTCACCTGTACATCGGAAGACCGCTGAAGACTTACCCGTCTGGAATAGGGAGTCCTTATTACTACGCCAACGCATATGACGCAGGGGCAACTTCGGAAGAGATTTCTGTGGGACGTACTCCTTTCATGGTGAGGCATTACGAAGGCAACCTCGTCCCAGGGTCGCGTAATGTCTGGGAAGTGCGGGTCAGTCTTTCACTTCTTTGCAACGGCACGCTTTACGACCAGTTGCATTCCACAGTAATCACAACAACTGCGTCAAGAACTTCGTCGGCGTACCGAGTCGGTCCTGAAATAAATTTCATTGCTGATGACACTGTAAGTCCAAAACTTGGCGTGCCTGAAATGGAAAACGTGGATGGACAATGTATTGCAGGATCGGCGACGAGGGGAATCTATGATCCTGTTAATTGGAGGACCGCATCCAAAGCAACAATGGACATTGCAGGCTCTCCGATTGACTTAAACGGTCAACCGATCTCGATGAGAATTGAGCAGATCAACCACACGCTTTCGTTTGTGATTCGCAGGCCCTATTTGGGAGATGTACCTGGCTTCCCTACGCCTTCTGGGTATGGCACAAGAACAAAGTCTTGCCTATGGGAACTCTGGGGCGAATATTCTGAATGGCCTCTAAACAAGCGCAACGCCACTGAGATGTTTGGTTACAGACCAGGCTCGTTAGTCTGCACGGCAGTCGACCTGCAAGAGATTGACGCTGAATACATGCGGTGCAACGTCACGCTTTCATGGGATGAATGGGATCACTGCGAGCAAGTCCCTTGGACAATCCTTGGCACGATGCCTCCGTCTGTTGAGGCAGGCACTGGCGACAGAAAAATTATCAACGCCGACACGGTGTTCTGGGCGAACCCGTATCAGGAAGCGTTCGATTGGACGGCCAATGCTTTCCCAGACGGTGCGTATTCGTTGTTCACCGACATGATTGACGGAAGCCCATCGTGATCGGAACTCCTTGGTCGAATATCTTCTTTGTCGAGGTAACGGGCGATGTTCGGATAGAGGTTGACGACCCAGATCCTGAAAACCCGGTCGTTCTCAGCCGCTGGATATACGACGTAAAACAGGTGGTGTTTCAGAACCCAGCAAAAGACAAGCCTGAAATCATTTCGGTTGGCCTTGTAAAGACTTACAAGGCTATCAACGTCTACGAATACAGCAACACTGAAACCACCGACATGGGAATCTTGATTGAAGACTTGCCAGGAGATTTCGAATTAAAGCCTGTTCCAACTGGCACTATTGTTCCTGCGTTCATGGCTTCCGGAGACCAGACCGACACAAGCATGGAATCCGGATCAATGATTATGATCCTTTGGCCAAATCAATTCGACGGCACTTGCAATGAAGAGGAAACGCCGTAATGACGTTGACTCGCAAATGCTGCTGCACAGGCGAATGCTCCGGCGAGAACTGGTCTTGCGAGGAAAACCTTGTGGCAGTCGTTGTCACGCTAAAGCATGTAATGCAAGCCGAACGGGATATGAAATGGCTTGTAGAAATGTGTTGCGCCGGTCTGACCTCGTGCGACCCCAGACCTGGGTGGCAGGTATTCCATAACTCGCCGCTAGAACTAGAAATCATTTACGAAACTCGATTTACTGCGTACATGGTTCCGCCGTCTGCCGACAGCACGAACCCGTACAACCTTGGAGAGTGGACCGTTTCGCAGACATGCGATCCGTTCTACATGGAAAATCCTACGCTCGGAGGAACCGGACCTCGCATTCGCGGCTCTTGGGAATGTGACGCTCAGGCTACGGGGAAGTTTCCATGCTTTGGAAATTGCAACAGTCAGGGATCCAGAGAAACAAGGCTAAAGACAGATATTGTTTTTGAATACGACAGCCCGGAAGGCGCAGTACCGCCTTCAGACATTATTGGAATGAAGAAAAGGCTTTACCTTCCAGAAAAATGGTCTTTTGAAGAGGACTGCTGCACAA